CAAACAGACTTCAAGATACCAAGATGATCTTCGGTATTCAAATTGAACCGATTCTTAAGAAGATTATACTCACTGTCCTTATCAAGTGGAGTAACCTCAATCTTAACTGGAAAACGTGACAATAGAGCACGATCCATTACACGGGTAGCGGTGTACTCGTTACCAACGTTGGCGGTAGCAATAAATGTAACACCATCAGCTACCTTTACAACTTCACTGTCTTCCTTTTCATCCAAACGAAGATAACGCTGTAGATCATCTAGAACAGTCATTAGAATATTAACACCATCGTGATGACTACGACTAATTTCGTCAAGAAGAATGATGGCATTAGGAGTACGAATAGCTTTAATAAAAGATGACTCCTTGAATAGAGTACCCGTCTTTTTGTCAAAATGAGTATTACCAATCAAAGCACTACGAGCATCTTGAGTAGCACCCAGATTAAAATAGAAGAAGTTATCTTCACGACCAATTGCCTTAGCTACAGTCTGAGCAGCTAGAGTCTTACCACAACCAGTTGGACCAAGAAGCAGAATGTTCTTGCCACGAATAGCACTACGTACCATATACTTCCACTTCAGATCATCCATAATCAATGAACTGGGACGTAGATTAACGCAAGTATCTAAATATGTCTTGATATTGAAGTCCTTGCCAGTAACCAGATTTAGTGAATTTTTATTTTTCATATGTGTTTCTTACCGTAAAATCATCTTACCACGGATTTATAAGAAGTCAACACCAAAAATAAAAAAACCACCTGTTACGGTGGTTTCTAGAGTTTTATCAAAATAATATTATCAATGATGGTGATGATGATAATGATATACTGGACGACCCCATCCACCATATACTACCACAGGTTGTGGTTGATAATATACAACAGGAGCAGGTTGATAATAAACAACTGGTTGAGGATGTACTACTACTGGTTGCGCATAAACCACTGGTTGTGGTTGAACATATACAACTTGTGTTGGGGGATTAACAATTCTACCAATAGCTTCAATCGCAACTACACCTGTCAATACTTTACCAACTGTTGCCCATTCTCTATCACCAGCAAATGTTTGAGAGGCTAAAGTTGCACTCAATACTGTGATAGTAATTAATTTATTCATATGTATCCTTTTTTTAGATATACTTTTATAGTACATCAAAAATCAAAAAGTGTCAATTATTTCTTCTTAGCTTTACCAGCCTTAGTATACTTTACAACCAACTTTTGAAGATTTTTTGGCAATGTGGGTGGTACATATTCTGCTTTCTTTGGTTTATGATCACCTTGTTTAGCAAATTTACCAACAGCTTGCATTGGTTGAGTAGGATCGTCTTTTGGATCGTTCATCTTTTCAACCTTGATATCTTTGACAATTTTAAATCCTTTTATAGGATCTACTACATTTTCTTCTTTTTCAGATTGTGCATCAGCCTTTTTGCCACCTTGTTTATCTTTGCTATTTTCTACACCCTTTGCCAATGCGCTATCAACGTAGTTTTTGGTATCTGATTTTAGATATTCTTTAACGAATTTCTTCACATCTTCGTACTTCATAAATAGCTTTTTAGTACGATCACTAGTATCTCTGTATGCTAATACATCAAATATATCGTGTACAATTGGTCTCAAGCTAATATGATATGGTTCACATTCACATACATTGTAATTTCCCGCGTCATCCAATGTAATAGGTTTCTTGATATCCTTGGATAAATCTTCAATCATTGACTCCCACGATTCTTTTGCGCAAGTATACTTTTGTTCCAAGGTTTCTTTTACAAGTCTGTTTACTAGTTGTTTAGAAGGCTTCATATTAATATACATATAAATAGTAGTAGGTAGCGGATTATTAATCTTTTTTATTGTCCAATACTTCTATATGTCCTATATACCCATAATTATCATTTCTAGTAGCTATTACTTTAACTTCATATATTGTACCCTCTCTATCAACCACTCTGTGCGTACTAACACTGCTTCTTTTATCTTTAATAGTTCTTTCCCACTCTTTTTCTACCATTTCCAAATCTTCACTATGTACACCATTTTTCCATCCATTGCCCAAGAAATATTCCACATCGTGTTTCAATAACTGACAATACTTTTCATTTACCCACGTACAGTTGCCGTTTGTATCACATTCAAATATGGGTTCAGGTCTGGTATCAAGTATCCACTTTTGACGGGTACATATAGTATTAATTAAATTACTATCGTGACATACTTGTTTTTCTATCTTAGCAACTTGATCTTTTAAAGAAGTACCAGAGTTAGGCTTTACTTCTTTTAATATTTCTTTTACGTTCCGATTTAAGGTAAATACCCACTTGAATGCTCCAAAAAGCACCCCACCAGCTGCACTAATTACCAATATTTTTTCAAGATATGCGAAAATGATTTCCATAATAAAGATGAATATAAATATAATAAAAAACGGATACTATTTAAAGTACCCGTTACATTTTTTAATTATTTACAATTGTAATTATAGTTTGAAGTCATCAAAAGCACCCTCGCTAATGGTATTATCAACACCTTTAACGTAACTGCTCAATTCAGTTTCTTGGGGGGCTACCTGTAACTTCTTGCTATCGTAGTAACTATCCAACCATCCAGCCAATGGATTTGTCTTGGCTGTAGGATATAGTTTCTTGTATCCCATACTAGATAAACGATTGTTGGCCAACCATTCAACATAGTGTTTGAGACTTTCGCTGGTCAAACCTACTAGATTACCTTTACTGAATAGATAATCAGCCCAGTCTTTTTCTGCATTAACTGCCATTTCATAAGCAGCATAGATCTTGTCTTCGTTCTTCTTAACAATATCTTGGAAGCCTTCTTCTGGGTTATTAATCCAGTTCTTCATAATGTTCTGAGTAATAGCTACGTGTAGATTTTCATCTCTACTGATAAACTTAATAATCTTACTATTACCCTCCATCTTTCCACGATATCCAAAGTAGAAACTACAAGCAAATGATACATAGAAGATCAACCCTTCAGTAATTTGAGTTGCTAGTACCGCATCAAACAATTGTTGTTTAACATCATTTGATGGTGCCAATAGTTCGTCATACTTCTTACTAATAGCCTTAGCACGTTTCACGATTTCTTCGTCTTCTAAGACACTATCAAAGAACTTGGTAGCATCTGGGTAAACATTGTTTAGAATGTATGTATAACTGTTACTGTGAATAGTTTCAAAGAAACTCCACGAATTCATACAAATTTCCAATTCACTATTTGTAACGTGCTTCATTAATTCGTGAATACTACGACTCAACATACTATCAGTCATAGTTTGAAACTTGAGATTGCTATCAAAAACAAATCGTTCTTCTGGTGAAAGATTCTTGTAGTCACTAATGTCCTTCACCAATGATACTTCTTGGGGTCTCCAAAAGAAGTTTAGTTGTTGATCATACAACTCGTAAAACTTAGGATACTTGATCTGATCATATCGTTGTAGCGATAAATCTTCTCCCAAGAACATTGGATTACGTAACTGATCTATGTTTTTCTTATTTAATACTGTCTTCATATATCCTCCTATTATAGAGCACAAGCGCCACTGGCACAACCAGATTCTTCTTGTACTTTTGTTTTCGCCTCAACAGATTTTGTTTCCATAGCGGTCTGTTTGTCGCCGTCATCGGTATTAGCATAATATAGATTCTTCAATCCATACTTGTATGCCAACAAGATGTCTTTAATAACAACTTCAACTGGCACCTTATTCTTCTCGTAACGTGATGGAATATAGTACGTATTTGTACTGATACTCATATCTGTAAACTTTTGGATAGCAGCTGCTACCTTTAGGTAACCTTCATTACTTGGCATATCAAAAGCAAAAGTATAATTGTCTTTGTACTTATCAATATTAGGAACTACCACAGGCAAAATGTTACTCTTGCTTCCCTTGAAGCTAATAGCACTACGCGGTGGTTCAATGCCATTGGTGCTGCTCTGAATTACACTACTAGATTCAACAGGCATACAAGCTGTAAGTGTACTGTGTCTCATACCGTACTTCTTGATTTCTTCACGAAGTGTTTCCCAATCACAATGTAGTGGTTCTGTAATAAATTCATCTACATCTCGCTTATAAGTATCGATTGGCAAAATACCTTGACTGAACTTGGTACGATCAAACTTTTCACATTTACCCAATTCTTTTGCCATTTCAACACTAGCCTTGATTAGATAGTAACTGGTCTTTTCCATCCACTTAGAAACAAAGTTAGGAGCGTTAACATCCCAGTACTTCAATTCTTCTTTAGCCAATAGAGCAGCCAAGTTACTTACGCCTACACCAAGACTACGACGTTTAGTAGCAAAATTCTTTGCTGCTGGTACAAAATATTCTTGATGATCAATCAAAGCATCCAACATTCTGACAATGATATCACAAACACTTTCCATTTCATTATCATCCTTGATTTCCAACCAATTTAGTGCTGCTAAGACACAAACACCAATTTCACCATCTGGATCATTTACATCATAAATTGGAATTAGTGGATGGTTAACTTCAAGACATAGATTGCTTGTATCTACTTGATCCAACCAACTACCGTGTTCATTTGCGTGATCAACGAACATTGTATAAATACGTCCAGTTTCAAGACGTTCTTTAGCCAATAGACCCATCAATTCACGAGCGGGTACTTTCTTCTTGAACTTAATGTTTTTGTTGGCTTCAGCCTTTTCGTACTTCTCTTTGAATCCTTCCATACCAAAAGTATTCCACAGTGAAGGACATTCGTGATAACTAAATAGTGTTACGTCTTGATTCTTCAAAAAACGTTCAAAGATTAACTTATCCAATCCCACACAATAGTCCAACTTGCGTACTCGGTTATCATCAGTACCTTGATTGTTCTTCAATACAAGAATATCTAGAATATCATAATGGAACCAGGCAAAGTTAACAGTTGCACTACCACCACGAATACCATTTTGGTGACAACTTTTTACAGTAGATTCAAATGCTTTAGCAAATGGAATTGGTCCTGTATGTACAACTTCACCATTACGAATAGGAGCGTTAGTAGCACGTAGTCTGGATAGATTCAATCCAATACCATAACGACTAGCTGTAGCAAATCCCACAGCACTATTGTTACTGAAAATACTACGAAGATCATCGTCTACAGTAAATAGTGAACAACTAGCATAACTCTTCATTGGAGTTCTTACACCCGCCATAATAGGGGTTGGTAGATTAATCTTATGCTTACTAAAGTAGTTGTAAGCCTTCTTGATATAATCAAGACGATTTTCTTTATAACCTTTAAAGAATGTCATTGCGATAAGCATATAAGCAAACTGTGGGGTTTCATAAATCTGTTTGGTTACACGATTTTGAACCATATACTTATCACACAACTGTTTAATACCAGCATATGTGAAATTAAAATCACGGTCATGACGTAAAAATTCATCTAGCTTATCAAACTCTTGTTTGGTGTACCAATTTAAAATTTCTTCATCATATACCAAAGCATCAATATTTGCTTTGACGATATCATATAGTTTAGGAGGATTCTTACCACCCCAAACATTCTTACGTAACTGGTAATTCAATAAACGTGAAGCTACATATTGATAATTGGGCTTATCTTCAGAAATTAGATTTGCAGAAGCTTCAATCAACATTGCATGAATGTCTTTGGATGTCATACCATCGAAAAACGATAGATGCGCATTCATTGCAACTTCTTCAAAACTAACACTTTTTATGTCTTCGGTAGCCCATTGCAAAATCTTATTGATTTTATCTGCATTGAATTTCTCGACGTTACCATTTCTTTTCTTTATAAAAATTTCTTTATTCATATGGGTAAAAAATAACTATCTTTTGGATAGTCTATTGTGTGTTTAGATTATAACTTTTTAATAATTTTTTTATACGTTTTTTGTGCGTTACATACTATAAATTATTCTTCGTCATCGCTGTTATGTACATTCCACTTGGACTTTAGTGCTTTTTTAACTTGATTTTCTCCATCCATCATTTCATTTAGAATACTCATACCCTCACGGCTATTTTCTCCATAAATTTCAATGTGACCACAACCAGCGTTCATCTTACTTGGGAATGTCAAACCATCTGGTCCGAAACGATTCTTAATTACGTGGAATCGTGCTGTATTTGCCTGTTTATCGTTAACTTTACGACTGAGTGACATAACGAAGTCAGCAGTCATAATCTTACGATAACTATCAGCAATGTTATTAGCCTGAATGATATCTTCATCCATAGCAGCACGATTGCTCTGTGAAGCACTCCAAATAGGAACTTGTAGTTCACCAGCTACACCACGTAGTTCTTCATAAATACCACCAGCTTCACTATAACTGTTACTATTACGTTCACTCTGAGAAGGACGTAGAATATCAGCGTAGTCAACGATAATCATATCTACCTTTGTACCAAGTACAGCCAATCGTTCACAATGTGCTTTTAAACTATAAGCACTAACTGTCTTGATTGGGAAGTATTTGATCTTCAACTTGCCTGGTACATCAGCAATCTTCTGTTTTACGATATCAACGTTGTTACGAATGTTTTGGAAATCAATTCCAGTAAAACAAGCATCATAACGAAGACCCACATAGTTTTCATTCAACTCTAGAGTAAAATGAACTACATTCTTACCCTGCTTCATTGCTTCGGCACCCAACTTGGATAGTACCCAACTCTTACCACTACCAGCACAAGCTGTAATAATACCAAGTTCGCCGGCCGCCAATCCACCATCCATAATGGTATCAATTTCAGTCCAATTGGTCTTGACACAATTGCGACTCATTACACTCATACGTTTTTCAACGTCTTCAGAGTAATCGTGACCGATATTACGTTCCATACCAGCTTTCATTGCGTGGTCAACTACGTTTTTAATCTTTTCGTATTGACCAAGTGCCAATAGATCAGCACTTTCAATAATAGCGTTCTTTAGCTTTTGATTCTTACAGAATTCCAAAAACTGTTCTTTGACAAATTTCAAATCACTATCACTAACCTTTTGATATACCAATTTGAGATTGTCTACTATGCTTCGTTTTAGAAGTTCATCATTGATCTCATCCAATTTAATTTTGAATACTGTTAATGTTGGAAGATCTTTATACTCATTGAAATATTTAATACTTTCTTTTACTACCCACTTATTTGCATCACTTTCAAAGAAGTCTACTTCAATAATATCGTGAATTCGTTCAATAAATGAACGATCAGATATCAAGCACGAAATACACTTGATTTGGAAGTCACGGCCATATTTTGTTAATGAATCAATTGCTTTTTTGTTTTCCATAAGATAACTCTACTATACCACTGTTTTTTACCAACCACAACGTTTAAATAACGTTTATTTTTTATTCGATGAAACTGTTTAGTTTGCCAAAACACTCATTCAACCAAATGTGATAATTTGGGATATTATTCCACATTTTGTCTTCTGTAATCAACTTCGTAAAAGTCATTTTATCTATTTTACGAATAGGAGTCTTTATTATTTCTTCTATACGTAATTGTGTAAATGACTGAACCTGCGTATCACTCAATTGCATCAGAGAGTGATTTCTTTCTAGTAACAACTTATTATCCAATACAGTATCGTATATTTTATATTTACCTCTGTTGTTTTCAGAGTAATTATAAATTTCTTGTAATCCATATTGTTGACCGTCTGATAAAAATGGAAATGCTTTTACTACACGTTTTAAACCCACACCATCTAGTCCAGGTATGTTGTCGCTAACGTCACCTTCCATAACTCTGTATAAAACAAAGTTATTGCAAGTAATTCCATATTCATCCACTATTTCTTTACAACCAAAAATTTTCTTTTTTACAGGACTCCAGATTTTAATCTTGTCACTTGCTAGTTGAAGAAAATCTTTATCAGTAGACATAATTGTTACATTACTGTCCTTAAAAGTTTCTTTAGCTAAATAAGCAATTGTGTCGTCCGCTTCTATTTGATCAATTGCCATAACTGTTACAGGCAACGTGTCCAAATAATTTACAGTACGAATCAATTCTTTTTTGAAGTTAACAGATTCAATCTGTGATGAAGATAATTCTTCGTAATTACGGTTGAGACGAATATCAGTCTTTCTGCCGTTTTTGTAACCTGGATATATCTTTCTGCGTTTCTGACTACCACCTTTACCATCAAATACAATAATAACTCGGGTAGGAGAAAGTAATTTAATTGCATATCCAATGCTCTTCAAGAAACCAGCAATACCCCCAGTGTGTAACCCATCTTCATTGAGTGAAGGAATGGCCATAAAACTACGAATGTAAGTATTCACTACAATCCGTCAACCAAAAGGACATCACTATTAAGTGATTTTTTAAGTCCTCCGGTGACGGAATCGCTTTCTATATTTTGAAATAAAGAAAATAACTTCTTCATTTCTTTGTTGTCAAAGTTGCTCATTTAATAGTTTTTTAATGTATATATTTTTGTCTTTACATTGTTCCCAATCGTGTTGCCATATAACTTTTATTATATACCCATTCGATTCAGCAATCAACATTTTATTTTTATCTTTTTCCCATATTTTAATAACTTCATCGGACGATGTAAAAAATCTAGGATCTCTGTGCCAATAAGTACCATTAAATTCTATTAATAAATTTTTTTCTTTTACAAACACATCGTATGGCTTCCCCCCAACAACATATTCATCTTGAATTGAATATCCTTGTTCTTTTAACAATCTAATTACTTCCTGCTGTCCTTTAGATTTAAAAATTGGTTTGTGAATTCCACTTTTCCACTGATTTTTAGTAATTAACGATAATTTGTGTTTTGTTTCAGTAGTATGTCTAAAATTAGATCGTTTGGTTTTCTTTGGTTTTCTTAATTTTAACTTATGTTCTTCTGTTAATGGCTTTCCAAGTTGAGATTGAGACATTTTTTGTTTAGTGTCTTCACTGGGTTTATACCAGTCTCTACTCTTTACTCGTTTTATTTTACTCTCCATTGTTTGGCACTTTGGTAAACAATGTTTAATCATTAAATCCCTACATCTAGATTTAGCGGACTGATTATTTTTATAATATTTTTTAATACCGACAGACATTTTTTGTCTTCTTTCTGAAGAAATAAAATAACTATCTTTGTTTCTTTTTTGATGAGCAGCTTTAGACGTTCTAACAGCACTTATTTTTTTCAAATAAGTTTCACCATATTTATTATATAAATATTTTTTTATTTTTTCCCCAGTTTTGCTACCAATTTTATTCAGTTTAAATAAAGAAGTAAATCCACATATTGATTCATCTTTTATAAAGATTTGATATAATCGTTCAGATCGGTCTTCAAAAAAGAGTTTTTCCGCATTGTTATCCATACTAATAAATAGTAGGCAATGCGGAAAAACATCCTATCAACGTATTATTCTTCGTTGCCTGCAGTTTCTTCGTGTGTATCCACAACAGCATCCTCAATAATTTGACTATTGGGATCTTTGTATTTCATAATTACAGCGTCACAAATCTTCAGGTAAATTTCTTCACCCAATTGTTTGTCACTCTGCATTACACTTACAAAGTCTTTGGATTGGAACTTCCATTCGTTTCCATCGTTCTTTTTATAAGTATAATAAGCACCACCCTGTTTAATTAGATTTTGTTCTTTTAGAACTTTAATCCAACTGCCATAGTCAGCAATTCCACTATCAAAATAGATATCAAAATTGGCCTGACGTTGAGGTGGTCCCATACGATTCTTGATAACAACTGCCTTACACTCGTTTCCGATGACTTCTTCACCCTTCTTGAGTTTACCGGCATTATTCAAACGAACACGTACACTACAATGATATGCTAAAGCCTTACCACCACTTACTACGTACTTATCACCAAATGCCATAGCATTTAAATTCTGACGTAGTTGATTAGTAAATACAGTCAATACTTTCTGTTTACCAATCATAGTAGTAATCTTACGCATTGCCTTACTGATAATAATAGATTTACCCGTTGCAAATCCATCCTTACCGTGATCACTTTCCAATTCAACTTTAGTAGATGCTGCTGCTACAGAATCTACAATGATTGTAAGAATACGATCTTTGTTGCTCTTACGAACAATCGCGATCATCTTCTCCATCTGAGCAAAAATATCTTCAACGGTTTCACATTGAACATATAGTAGCTTAGACAAATCTACACCAAGACTCTTCCAGAACTCAGGCGCAGCTGCGTTTTCAGTATCAATTACTACAGCGACTCCACCCTTCTTCTGTGTATCTGCGACAACGTGTGCCGACAATAGACTCTTACCAGTACCTTCAAGTCCGTTGAATTCAACCATCTTACCAACTGGTAGACCGCCGTGTGGACGATTACTAATTGCAAGATCCAAAATAGAAGAGCCAGTACTAATCCAATCAGTAATTTCTGAAGGATTATCTTGTTCATCTAGGAAATGTGCAATTTTACCACCATCTTTATTTGCTTTGTTAAGCTCATTCGCCAACATTTCGATTAATTCGTCACGTTGACCCGATGTATCTTTTGTAACACTTTTCTTTGCCATAACGTATATAACTAGAAAGCCGGTGGGGTATAAAAACTCCACCGGCTTATTTTTATTTTTTAGGAGTTAAACAAGTCATCAAATGCTTGTTCTACACTGTCTTTACCCTTTGCTTTGGCAGCAGTTGGTGAAGCTGGTGCCTTAGCTGTAGCAGTTGCGGTTACTGCTGGTGATGTTGAAAACGGAGCTTCATCATCATCTCCACTAGGAGTAGGTTCAGCTGCAACTTCGGTTGCGGCTGATTCTGGATTCAACCACTTATCCATAACTTCCTTCAAGTCATCATAGGATAGTTCTTCAAACAAATCCAAGATGTTTACTTGTGCCTTTAGAGCATCCAAGAGTTGGGTATTCTTTGGATCTACGGCGACACTTACGTTTGGTTTAACACGAATGCTGGTTTCTGGGAAACTAGCTCCGCCTTCAGCTGTCTTGAATTCTACAACGATATCACGACCATTGGTTAGATCGGTAATATCACCGAAATCAGGATCACTGATGATTGAAAGAAGTTCTTGATAAACTTGCTTTCCAAATCCCCAGAACTTGACACCTTCTCCTTCTTCACCACGAACAATGACTGGTACGAAAGTACGCATCTTTGGTTCCATCTTACGACCCATCTGCCAATCTTCCTTTGAACCAGTCTTCTTCAGACGGTTAGCAAATTCAACGATTGGATCTGGCCGACCAAAACTATCAGGAGATAGATAAGTCTTGTTATTGATATTGTAATGAAACTTTAGTTCGATAAACGGATTCTCAGGTACGTACTTATATGGTACGATACGAACTACTTGTTTACCTGGCTTTGGTTTCCAAATCAAGTTGGATTTTTGATTTGTGTTTGAAAGGGAGTTCAAACGACTCTTTAGTTTACTTAGATCTAATGCCATAATTATTTAATGTTTAATTGTTAATTAGTTAATTACTTCAACGGATCACTCGACCCGTCATATAACCAACCTAAAATCAGTCTACACTATGTATAGATTGAAATCAAGTCTAAAATATATATCAAATTTCTTGGATAGAAAACAATTTTAATGGAACTATTTTTACACCAATTTCGTTGGTTAGTATAATACTGTTTTTATATAGTTCCCAATTTAATTGGAAGTTCTTATCAAATACACCATTGTTTTCGTCAGCAATCAACTTATTCATTGCGTTGAGTGTATATAGTGTATTTGTTTGTTTCTTACGATGAATACTTATAGTGCCTTTGTAACGATTATTACGTTCGGTTTTTTCCACATTAAACGTTAAGTACAATTCCCGAAGATTATTCTCATTTGCAAATATAAAAATCTTATTATCGATCAATGTATATTGTTGAGTTATCTCTTTAATCGTTTCAGTATAATTTATACTATTTGCAAATGTGCAAAGTAGTTGTTTTTGGGTTATCATATTTTATCAACGACTTCTTTTCCTTCTACACTAAACGTAAACGAACTACCACTACTACTATCTAAACTAAAAACAGAATATGTTGGTGTAGCAATATCATCTTTCATAACAATTCCAGCGAATAAATAAAGAGTTACCGTTAAATATCCTTCGTCAACCACCATATTGATTCGGATCTTACCCAATTTTACATCTTCGAACTCTTTTGGAATTTCTAATTTAAAATTACCTTTATATCTCAACCTTTCAATCTTTTTACCAGTGTATTTGATTAGAGGTAAACTAACGTTTTTGCCAAATACAGCTTCGGTTGAAAGAAGACTAGATAATTTTATAAATTCTTCACGTATTAAATTAGGATCTGATGTATTTACATCTTTTAATACATTGTTTAAGATTAAATCTATATACTTAAGTGACAAAACATTAGCTCTGTATTTAAAAATGGGTCTGAGTGTATATCGTTCTAAACAATCTCCAATTTTAAAATCTCCGTCAATTTGATTTATTACATATATTAGATTTTTTTTCAAATTTTCAATTTGTTGCAATTGTACCGTTTTTATTTCAATTGGAAAAAATTCAATTAGAAATTTATTGTTTGATAATTCGGAAATTTTGTTAATAAGAGTTATGTCCTCTGTACTTGATTTCAAAATGTTTTTAAATAAATTCAAATTTTTATTAATGGTCTCCGTATATTCTGTATGTTTATTATCACATTTCTTACTAGATTTTTCTGAAATAGTACCTATTTCTCTTTCAAGTTGACGCTCTAAATTTTCTAGATTTTTTAATTCCGAAGATTGTAAAATTTTTACATCCGTATTTAATTTTTTGAAAAAAAAGTTATTTATTTTTGTAGTAAATGGATTTATTGCTTTTATGAATGATTGAAAATAATTTTTAGCAATATCTGGTATACTTTTAATTTTATCTATAGCATATTTTATGCTACTTGATATTTTATCAATTATTCCTTCACTAAGTGGCACTGGTTCATCCGATGGAGTAGGTGCCAAAGATTGACCAACGTATTGTGCCAATTGAGTTAAAACTCTTCCCAATTTTCCACCACCTGCTTTTAAACTAATTAAAGCAAATTTAATATTTTTATCTTTTATTTTAGCCATCGAATCGACATCTTGTTCATCAATATTGCCATCTTTTAAAGCGTTTAATACATCTGCCTTTGTGCCACCATAAATCAAAACAATGTCTGCGGTATTTGATTTTGTTTCTTGTTCACCTTTTAAAAATTTTCTGTTATAATCATCGGCTGCTTTATAAAAACTATCTATTGATTTATGAATAAAATCAGTAGGCGTTCCTAATTCCGCTAAAGAAACTCCGTCAAATCCACCAATTTGTTTTAAATCTTTATCGACTAAATCGTATAATTTAAGATTTTCTATACGACTGGTTTCGTTTGGTATATTCTCTAATTTTTCTCTTAAATTGCCCCAAGCAGATAAAAATCCAATCGCAAAATCGTTGTAATCTTGTCCGGTTTTAGCATTTTTAAAATCAGTAATTCCGTAAGCAAACAAAATAGGTATAGTTTCAAATAATTTAGTCCGTGTATTATTATCTGCATTTTTTAAGAACTCCAACTTAACCAAAAGTTCTTTGTTTATAATGTCTTTTATTTTTTTTGATTTATCAATATATTTAGCAGGCGCAATTGCATCAGCTACAATTACGTTTTTAGAAATAGTTTCATCGTATATCTGTTCACCTATTAAATCTCCATTAGTATCAAACCATTTGAATCCTTTGTTGTAAAATCCATAACTTTTAGCTTCATCTACACTATAATTAACAAGTGGCGTTTGACCTGTTAATATAGCTTCCACTCCCCAAGCATCTTGCTTTTTCTCAGCTGGTGTTCTTTTGTCTACACCACTATCACCTTCGATATCTTTATCTAATGTTTGATCTAACGTGGCAGGTTGTTTCTTAGATGGTTCTGAATCTGTTTGTGTATCGACTCCTTGTTCACCATCAGCTTTAAAAATATTAGCTTGAGCCTTTTTGGGATTTTCAGCGAAGTGAGTGCCTTTATTAACAGCTCTATCTCTGTATTGTTTATTAGGAAATGTTACAAGTATACCATCTTTATTATATGCTTGTCGATCTGGAAATCTACCCGCTTCAAATAACCTAGCGGTCTTTTCTACTATCTCATCGATATTATATCCAGCTTTCTCTAGATATTCCTGCAATATAAAAACGTGATCTTCGTTCTTAAGATCCAATACACCGTTCTTAATACGATTGTCACAACAAATTTCGTTTACTAATGATTTAAAGTTCATCTATTATAAATATAGATATAAATATATTTACAATTGGACTAATTTCAAATCATTATAATTATTTCCCGTGTAAGTCTTTACCTTAAATCGCTTGTTTTTAAAGATCTCAATCAAATCAGTAATATCTTGTCTATCCACATCATTGTGAATATCAAACACTATCGAATCATATACATACAGAATAGGTACGATCTTTTTGTTACTAACAAACTTAATACACTTACTTAAGCTGTCAATTCCATATTCAGTTTCAGCAGCTTGAATAATATAAGCAAACAACTTGTTTTTGTTGGCATCAACTATATGTTTATTTGTTATCTTTCGTTTATATATCGGAGTTGTTATATACCCATTCTTCTCAAACTTTTTCCAATATTTATCCTTTAACTGTTCAACTTTGTGAAAATAAGGAATATCACAATATTGATTGGAAATCTGACCATATAGATTTACCATCGTTAATTTCTTTGATTTGCCAATATCATCAGCTGTTACATTGACAATGTTAAAGTAATATTTAGCTAAATGTTCATATATTGTTTCTTCTTCGGGTACTTTGTACTCCACAAGATTTGCTACAATGTAAGGATGGAATCCTGTAAAATCAATCATCATCAAATGACCGTCTTGTCCATATCGTGAAACAAAACTAGCTCTCGACCCATCATCTTTTTTAAGAGCTACATAATTGATGGTATCATATGAATTACTTGGTCTTCCCGTTGGATTGTATATGTTGTAGTTGGTATATACAAATTTATTATAAGTTTTGCTCTTGAAATATTTTGAAAAAACATCAACGTCTACTTTGATTCCGTTCTTTTCTACTTCAAACAATGTATCAGATATAACATTGTTAAAAAATTTAAAACAATAACTCTCAGTTTCCTTTGAATCCAAGTGTTTGATTTGTTCTACCTCTTTATCAAAGATCTGTTGATGTATAACATATGGTAATATCAAATTAAAGTTATTGATATTGTAGTAACTATGCTGTAGAAAATTTCTGCTAAGGTTTTCCACTTCATCCAATGTTTCATTGTTGTCTATAAACCCAAATAGATTAACATCAATTAATTTACAGTTTAACCAATACTTATATGTCTTTTTATTGTTAACGTATACCGTAATATCTTTTGATTCGATATCTAGTTTAAATTGATCAAACGAACAATCCACAGGCAAATCACCGTGGGAAAAATTTAAGTAATGTTTCTTACCATCTTTAAAATCATAAATAAAAGCTGCAATAATATCATTACAAGCATTATGATAATTATTGTGCTTTGTTACTAATTTTAGATAGATTTTAGACGAATACTCCACATCTTTAGTGTATACTGTTTACACCAAATGTCAATTGATTTATTTGTAGAACTGAGTAAGATTGGTTAGAACTTCGTTGGTTCCGTTAATCACTGTATTTATTTGTTCCACTTGCTTCTTGTTGTACTCAATTACTCCTTGTTCCAGTAGCATCTTACCATCATACTTACTGTTTAACGGACCTGTTATTTTCCATTTCAATTTGGCTTTTCTGAAAAAGTTTGAGTCTATTTTGTTGTAAACGTCGCCTGATACTTCTGTTATTTCCGAGTAGTTGATCTTGGAAACTAGATATCTTTCTATATAACCCACCTTGTAATCTTTTTCTTGTGGTTTTGGCAAAAACGTATTTGGTAAATTAATGTTAAAATTACCCAGATTTAATTTTGTTTTGGTTGCAACATCAACATCTTTTATAATCATACAGGTATTAGTTCAATGTTTTGATCTGCTACACATCTTGCCAAACATCCAACAACAGTTTCCCATTTGCCATTGCCAGCTGTAACATAATGTGTAACATCTGTTATCATAAATATCACGTTCTCAGGAATATAAGGTTTTGGAAAATTTGAAATGCCAAAGTGTTGAAACATTCTAAATCCAAATATACCATCAAATGTTACTGTCAACGAAAAGTTAGGAGAGATTCCACTATATAAAGATAAATTGTTTTCTATATCTTGATCGTCTATTATTTGTCCCAACTTGTCTTTTAAATCGGTAGATAAATTCAACTGCTTGTAATTCTTAGCGGCATCATTTGGGTTTTCACCATCTACAATATAAGCACTTGTTAATGTTAATACCTTGTCTATTGTTCCGTGCGTTTGTATTGCAGATATTAATGGGTTTTGGTCTACTGTAATTTCTTCTTGCGAAGGCACTGTATTACTTTCACCAGTGCCTGTTTCTTCTTCATTGAAAACATCCAATCTATCTATAAAACTGGTAGCAGGCACACTTGAATTCTTAGCACTCATCGATGTGTCAGAAGAATCTGGTTTGTTGATGCCCGCTTGAAATAATGTCAACGTAGCTTGTTCGCTCGTCAAAGAAGTATCTAAACTAATGTTTTTTATACAGGAATCAGTGCCACCAGCATCAAAGACATATACTTTTTTTAGACTAGGCGATTTGTCACCTAAATCAATATAATTGTTATCCAATATAGATAATCCGCCCAAATCATCTTGTGATATTTGGAATTTCCAAAATCCATTAGAAGCTTCATTAATAACATTCAATATTGCGTTTGCAAACTGTTGCCAAGTTTGGACTTCTTTATTTTCTACAATTTCCAAGACTTTGGTTTTGCTTATGTATATGTTTTTTAAATTACCATATCTAAACTTCTTGTATGTTCTTTTAATTGACTGCGATCTTGTTTTTTGAGGATCGGATAATACAAGTTCTTCACCTGTCAATACAACTTCTTTGTCATAAATAAACGGAAATGATATATTGTCACTTGGACTATTTTCACTTATACCACCAATATCATAGTACAATCTATTGATAACAGTATCTAAATTATCTCTATAAGCACCCGCTGTTTTAAATACAGTTTCGACTTTTTTAGCAGCTCTATAAAGTTCGTCGTTTACATTAGTTACCTCGACATCATATTTTGATTTTAAAAACGCATTTTGATTTGGATCACCATTTTTCAAATATCCACCAGACTTGATTTCATTTTCAACTCGACTTTGTGCAGTTGGATCCAATTTATTATTTTTTATAGTATTTAAGTAACTTTCATCTGGAAGTTTTTTGCCAATATTAAATTTAGGAGCAATTCCATTTGGTATTAATACGTGTGGGTCACAACTTATTAAATTTGGATGTGCATTTATTATCTTATCTACATTAATAGTAAATGTTTTATTTGATACGACGGAACAGAATTTGTTAGCAACTTCAAAAAGAAAATCCAATTGCATCCACACTTCATCGTCGCCTTTGGTATCAAAATCACAACGATCATCTTTATATGATACAGCTTTGTAATTTACTCCACCAATATTAGTTGATTTATATGATATATTTTCTTCTCCAACTGGTACAGCTGGTTTTTTATATACATTAGGCGCATCTGTTCTTCCTATAAAAATTCTGTTTTCAATTTTTCCATCATAAAAAGTTTGTTGTTTTAAAAACTCTTGTGTTTTAGAATTGTCATAATCTTCCGAATTGGATATACCGTTTGTAGCAATATATTCCATAAAATTTTTACGATCAATAACAACTTGCTTTAACTTGGGTAAAGCGGTTTTCAAAAACGTTTTTAATCCTGTATATTCTTTTGTTTCTGTTGGTATTTTTTTGCCATTGGAATCGGTCTTTGAATTTGTTGTGGTACTTACATTGTTTTCCGCAGGCATACCAGCAAATAATGCTTGTCGAGAAGTTAGTTCCACATTGCAATCATATATAGTACCGTCTTGTGTTGAAAAATTATACTTGGTTACAATTCCAGTAATACCACCATAATTACCATACGATTGGTACCATTTATCCATTATTTTTTGTGGAGATTGTATTATTGACCAACATTCATTTTTGCTGGATAAATCAATCAGTGAATTGATATTAAACAAATTCCATCCTATTTCAACAAACACATTTATTCTGGGTGTCAAAAAGAATGGTGCTAGATATTCCAACTGAGCCAATCCATAACATTTGAATTTTATGGTAGCAAACGACAACATATCTTTGCTAGTTTTTATTTCTATGCTATCTAAATTAGGTGGTGGTAACACAGAAGACACTTCAGATTTCTGTACGCTTTCTATAATCTTGCCGTTTTTGTTAAATGTACTTGGCCACTTGTAAGAAAATTGATTTCTATATCTAGAATCTATATAATGTGGATTTCCATTAGCTTCATATCCAATAACAGACTTGTCTTGTTTTAATACATTGCCATCTTGTTTAAAACCATACATTTCATAAAATCCACTGCCAGGCATAAACAAGAATCCATCATAACTCTTTTCTTCTCCGTTTTTATTTAGTATCGTACTACGAGGTACCAATCCATTTCCAGCTATACCAGTGCCATTTGAAAAAACTCGTACCCACGGAGTCATTGGTCCTTTGTACTGACCATGTTTATTGTAGAAATCATATACAACACCACTTGGGTCACCTGGGGTTGGATAGTTAAAACCAACGTTATTTGAGTTTTTTCTGCGTCTTAATTCACGAATTAATGCAACAGGAATGTTTTGTACTTCCCACCATCTAGGTTCTTCTGCAATTTCATCCTCGTATGCCATATAACTTAACTATTAATCTGTTTGAGATTCTGTAATATATTTGGTAAATTGCCTGGAATTCTTAATTGTTTATTTGCATTAACGGACAATTTGCCATCAGATATGTTGTTAGCCAAAGCAATTATCCACCAGTACATTTCATCACCATAATACTTTTTGGCTAAAGCATCCAAATAATCTTCATTGGATGCGGTAATGTATATATCGTCCTCGGTTTCCGGTATATTGGGATAATACGTGGTCTTAAATACCAATTTCCCATCATATCTTTTTTCAGTTGGCGTAAATTGATATCTCATTTATTTCCTTGTCTGTCAACATCATATCGCATATTCATAGAGAAATCATTATTAGCTACATCATTATAATCTTTATCGCCATAAAGATCGGTTGTACCAAATGTAGATACAGTAGCAGTTTCTCCAGCATCCGCCTGAGTCATAGTTGCAACAGGAGCATTTCCCCACAAAGCTCTTCCTGTTTTTGGTCTGTCTTTTTCCATCAATGACATATTGATAGTAATTTCCGCTTCTCTTGGAAATTGCGCAACTTTACCTTTCATACTGGTTTTGTCAAATGTAAATATATTTCCTAAATTATAACTCCAGTCTTGTTGTTGTACAGTACTCTCGTTAATTAATTCCCAAGATGCATCGTCAGGTATGCTAACATTGCACGAATTTAAAACCACAAAGTGATTTTTGTAAAAATCTCCAAGTGTAAATTGCACCATCGGTGGTATCATAAATCCACCATTTACAGTGGAAGTATAATTAGAAGGTCTGGTTAAACCCACCAAATAGTTTACACGTTGCCACATAGGTAATAATTCTTTAACAGAATGTGCAACCACTTTAAAATTGAAACTAACGTCTCTGGTAAATCCTTTGTAATAGTATAACTTGTCAGGTCTACCCAAGTATTCAATTGGTTCCCAAGTAGATGTATTGTTTTCTTGTAACCCTTTTACAGTAGCATTAAACGGTATAAATCTGTTGTTAACTATATCATAGAAGTAAAACTTAACCAAGTCAGGACCCAATCCGTTAAATTGATCATTATATTTTTCAGCAAATTCATCAGCATTTAATACACCCAAGCTGTTAACATAGTCAACATTGTTGGTGGGTCTTATAAATCTGTCTCTACCTTCTTTTTTACCCAATAGAGTTGGAAACTTTTCTTTTCTTTCATATCTGATTCGACCAGTATAGGTGTATTGATTTGCACTATCAGATCCGTCAGTATTGGTTCTGTCTGATTTTACTTTCGCTAAATAATTAAAACCAACATCATCTGTGGCATACTGTTGTGTTTTTCCAAATATAGGATCTACACCATACTTTAAATTGTCGTTTCCAGCAATTTTGGTTTTTAAAATTCTGCTTAAATCTTGAATATATTCTACAGTTTTATCTGTTTTATCTGAAAGTGTACGTTGATAGTTTACAGATAATTTAGGATCGGTATATTGTTTATAATTTAACAATTGATCACTATATTCTACATCACCATCTATTTTAACTAAATCACCGTATCTATTTGTATTAGCGCCGTCTACAGAACTAATTTCAACATTACTAATTGTATACGAATCTGTTAATTTACCAACGCCAGGTGTAGTTGAATATGTAACAGATAAAAAGCTGTTGTTTCTTAAATTTTTATTGCTTTGAACATATAGTCTCAATCGTTTAGAAACTATGTTTGTCAGAGGAGTGGCAAAAAATCTCATTCCACTTGTACCACTGCTGTTGCCTCCTGTTATTTGTTGTAATCCAACTGCTTTTAACAACCCACCAATAAAACCACCTTTTGATTTTGGTTGTGTGCCTGTATATAACAAATTGTTACCCTGATTTAAATTAACATTTAGATTAGCACTCTTCTTACCACTTGTTCTGTCGTGTGTAATAGAATTACTCCATCTATTGGTATTCAACATCAGATCATATGTATCTTCGTCAGCTCTGTAATTTAATCCTGCTATTGGTTGAGTAGGTGGCAACAATCCACCTAGAATCGTATTATTCTTTAAAAATGACCCAGCTGATTTTAGTAGATTACTAAAGAATCCGCCTTTGCCTGTAGAATTACTCATCAAACTCTTATATCGTTTGTTGTTGTAACCAGCAGTAGCTGTATTACCTCTTAGTAATCCTTTAACACCATCTCGACCTGTAATAGGCATTACTTGATCTGCTTTATCGCCACCACCAAGTAATCCTGTAAAATTGAAAAATCCACCCAATCCACTCTTTGGCTCACTAGCTGCACTAGCCACACTACTACGTGGCGGAGATGGATTGCCTTCAGTTGCACCAAACAATCCACCAATAGCTTTTGTAATACCACCTATACCGGCAGCACCCATTAAACCACCGACGATATTGCTACTATCTATAAATCTGGTGGGTCTTTCTATAGCACCAAATGTTGATAATCTAACCGCAGCCAAAAGAGGGCTTGCTGGATTATAAATCTTGGTTTCGTCAAATGGAGCAAATCCTTGTAATAGTATTTGTTTTGTTAAAAAAGTACCACCTTTACCAGATCCTAGAAATCTTCTGATTCTGGTACCGTCTCTCAATGCGGATTGTATAGGAAACGATCTGCTAACATTTATCTTCTGACGTTGACCTTGATTTGGATTTGCGTAAAATGGAGGTGCTAATTCGCTGCTAATTAATCCTCTTGCGTATAAATCAGTTGGTTTATTCTTGCTATATAATACTTCGTTGTTATTATTAGTATTGAATAATGTTTCTAATTTACCAGGCGCTCTTAGATTTATATATTGTTCGGCATTTGGCGGCAAAGATAAACCCGCACCTTGTATATTAGAAAGTGTGGTAACTTGCGCACCATCATTACCTATTGCGCTAGAATATGTATTACTATTTGCCATTAATTATAAATATCAGATTAATTGGTTGTTGCTTGACCAAATGAACCAAATTTTGAGTTACTTGTTGCTAATAATTGATTTGCACGTTGACCATCAATATACACAGCAATTTGACCAGATGCCATCATAGAAGTCAATTTATCAAGTTTTTCTGCTAAAACTCTATTGGAATTTACAATTGTATTGATCAATAAATCATCAGTTTTTACACTTGTTTTTGATTCAGTCGCAGTTTTTGATGGAGTTTCTTCTGATGTTCCGACTATTCTACCAACAAAACTAAAAGTTTTTCCTATTGTATCAGATATAAATGAACCAATACCTTTCATTTTTTCCCATACTTTTTCAAGAGCACCAATAATAAAAGTAAAAGCTCCACTGAATGTGTCTTTGAGAAAAGTACCAACTTCAGATACAGCAGACTTTATTAGTTCAAATCCTTTTTTAAATGGATATGTAATCAAATCAAACATCACATCCATTACGGATTTGAAAGCATCAACAAATGTTGTTTTTAAAATATTTATAATCTCTGGTATAATTTGAGCGGCTTTTTTAAATGGATATGTAAGTACATCAAATAACATATCTACTACAGATTTAATACCATCAACAATCGCTAAACCGATTTCGGATGGAGATTTACCACCCAATTTATCCATTACCCAATTATATACCAATTCAAATGGCCATTTAAGTATAGTATATAAAGTGTCTGCTACAGATGCAATACCGTCAGCGATTGCGTTCAGTCCAAAAGCTTTCAAAATTAACAATCCTAATTTTCCCACTGTTTTAGCTATAGCTATAGGCAATTTAACAAAGTGAAATACAATAATTTCAATTGCTAATCTTCCAATATTTGCAAAAATTTTACCCCATTCAATTCCCCCACCGCCACCACTAAATAACTCTTCTATTTTATCAGGCAAACTCGTTAGTGCGTCTAATAAAAAGTTGGTTACGTCTTTAAATATTCCCGCAAAATCTATATCGGCTAAAAACGACGGTATCTTTTTAAGAAAATCCCAAACCATTTTTAATGGTTCTACAACCAAAGCATTAACTACAGCTTTTAATCCAGCTACTGCTTTTTGACTCACGGTACCTGTCGTTTCATTAAATGCTTTAAAAAACGCTATGCCACCTTGAATCACAGATACAACTAGTCCTATTGGTCCTAAAAATTTAGCTACTGCTCCAAAAATCGGAGCGAGTTTTGAAAAAAACCCAATGCCAGTACCAAGTTTGCCAAATATTCCACCCACAAAACTTCCAATTCCTTTTACCGAACTACCTAGTCCACTAAATACGTTTGAGATAATATTTCCAATTTTTGAAATTGCTGGAAATTTTGTAAATACTTTTTCAATATTCATTCCGATATTAAAAACGCTATTTGAAAGTTTTGTTAATTGTGTAGATCCTTTTCCGATAAAATTAGATATGGATTGAAATCCCGTACCAAATCCTTTTAATGTATCTGATGCTGATTTTAGTCCACTTGCGATCTTTTCTATTTTTAACGAAATATTTACTATCGTGTTTATGATACCCGATGTACTCGTTGACCACCCAATAAAAATACTTGATATTTTTAGCGCCGATGATAAAAATTGTGAAGAATAAGTAATTAATTTTCCAAATCCACTTGTCATTTTTCCTATCCCACCCAATATATTTGATACTATAGATAAACTTTTAAACATCATATATAGTTTACCCACTTCTTGTGCAAATTTTTTGATTTCTTCTCGGTTATCTTTTATATATTTTAATAACTGTGTAAATATTGGTCCAATTTCTTCCAATATAGGCCCAATAAATTCCATAAAAATTGCATTAATTTCATTTTGCAACTGTTTCATTCTGGTTTGATTTTTTTCTTGAATCAACCCTTTTTCATATTCGGCTTGAGCAGCTTTTTTAGCAGCAATAGGATCGTTCTTCATCATTTCCGCCATTTGCTTTTTCTTCTCTGCTTCGGCTCTTACCAATGGATCTTTTGATTTTAATGCTTCTTTCAGATTTTCTTCAGCATTTAACATTTCTTGCAATTCTTTTACAGTCTTACCAGCAGCTTTTGCAAACGCGTCTTGTGCAATTGGATTTAACTGATTGAACTTAATTTTCTTAGCTTGATCCAATATTAATTTATTTGCCCCAATAATATCGCCTTGAAATGCCAATCTGCGAGCTTCATTAAAATTAATATTTTTACCAATCAATGCACTAGCTTTTAATTCTGATTGAATACTACTTTCAAAGTCAAGCAAACCCTTTGCAGTTTTTGCCATATTGTCAAGAGTAGTACCCATTTGTCTAGCTTGAGCTGCAGCTCTAACCATTTCATCTGCATTTTTACCAGCAAACATTCTAGCTTCTTCAGATGCATTTGCGACATCGTTCATTACATCGTCCAACCCAACTCCATAAGCATTTGCAGCAAATTTTGCCAATCCCAACATATTTTGTTTGGCTATTGCACTTTTTCCAGATACGCCACCTAACGTTTGTAGAAACTTAACACTTGTTTCAGAAGCTACTCCAAATTGAGCAGACATTATTGAAACATCTTTAACCAATCCTTTTTCCATAGATTGCAAACTTGTAAAAGTTGAACCTATTTGTTTCATTGTTCCGCCAAGTTGTTCAGCGTTTATACCAAACTCAGCTAACTCAATAGAAGCTTCTCGTATGTTTTTTTCAAAAATTGCACCCTGACTTGGTAATAGTCCAAATTTTTGTCTAACATTTGTAGCAGCGGTGTCAATTTGATTAAAAACGTCTAATATTCTTTCAAAAGTACCAGCTAATGTGGTGGGTATATTTAGTTTAGTTGCTAAACCCGAAGCCAAATCACCCATCTTGTTTAACAACTTTACACCCATCTCCAATGCTTTGTTATATAAATCTATTAACTCGTTTGCTGCTTTTAGTAAAAAATTATGTAGTTTTAACGATTCTAACTTGGAAGCACTGTTTTTCAATAAATGTTCTTCCAAATTCAACTCGGTTGATTTTTTATTAATTAAATCTTGTAAAGCTATAACAGTATCGCTGGTAGGATCTTTACTTTGCTCTACTAGAAGTTCAGCTGCGTTTGTCAATAATTCATTTTGTAAACTCTCTATTTTTATGTAACTGTTGATACGTGCCTGTGCAAATTCATTTAACTTTTTTTCAGAATTTACAAATTTTGATGATAATTTTTCTTGTAAACTTTTTCCTTTTAACTGTTCATCAAGCTTATCTTTTTGTGTTTTATATGCCTGTCCTAACTGTTTGGCTATATCAACCATTCTTTTCTCGGTATCAACTATCTTGTCTAGATTAGACAGAGTATCTTTGATTTCAGCGTTTAAATTATTAAACGCCTCTACTAGTTTATCCGCTGTTGCTTTATCAAATGGTTGTGCTGCCATATAATATATAAATATGACAACTATATTATTTTACACTAAAAAGGCTTATCTACTTTACCTGACTTTTTAGCAGGTTCTTTGTAACTATCACTTTCTTTATTCTTTATATTTGCTAATTGAGCATAGTAAAAATTACGTAAAAATACAGGTAAATTATACGCAATTTGTACATTTACCGCTCCTTGCGAGAAATAACTCAATTCAAATATTTGACCGTGAACTTGTAACTTATATTCAGGACTCAGGCCAAAAAAACTGTACCGTCATCGGTACATCCATCCTTTCCACCTCACCACAGTGTTCACATACAAAGTCAAAACCCATATCCAATTCAGGCGCAATTGTTTTAATATAAGCTCTTAGTGCCATACTGTCTTTTGACAACAACTCATTGTCAACAAATTTATTGATAGATGCAATATCTGGTTTTCCATCTATACTTACAATCAGCTTTTTAAGTCTGGTAGTTACTTCTGTACTGGCTTGTTTTTTGATCTTGGTCATCGCTTTAATATCACGATCAATGCTTTCTTGATCACCAGATGTAACAAGTTTAAATGTTATTCTACGTTTACAATATGGAAACTCAAATTCAAATTCATTACTACCCTTCTGAAACTTATTGAAGTCCACTTCTTTTTCATTTAATGTACTTAAATCAATATATGTTTTGTTTTCGGTATTACATTTTTTGCACTCAATTTTTACAGGCCCGTATTTGTCACCATATGCCAAACGTCTAGCAGCAACAAACAGTGCATTTTTGTCTACCATCAACAAATCTTGTGTTCTTACGCCGGGCGTAACAATTAAAGATTCAAGCAATTTATCCAATACAGTACCGTTTTTGATGAAGTTTTCATTGGTTAAAATGTCTTCTTCTCTAGCAGTCATCATCTTTAATTCCACACTACCTTTGCTTAGTGGACTAGACTCATCATAGAAATATCCTTTAGATGGCAATTCTATTGTTTCCGCAGGATAACTTGTAGGTGCAGCTGTTGTTGATGCAGTTGAATGTTGTTGCTTTAATTTTTGAATTATAATTTCGTCACTCATAACTTTATAACAATATATAGAACTTTATATAACTTTTATGTTATTATATTTAGGTATTTAATTGATGTTGAGCAGCATCACGAGCGGCTGTTTTACTGTCTACTGCATCTTTTTTGTTTTTTACACGTAGTTCAGCCGCAGCTTTTTCTTCGGGGGTAGTTGCAGCTTTTAAATCGTCATTTGCTTTTGTAAGTTCTTGTTGTGCCGCATCAAGTTCAACGGTACGAAGAACCAATCCAGCTTGATTATACTTTTTTCTTGCAGAATTTATTTTAGCTTCGTCTTCTTTCATTATACCCACAATCAATTTCTTTAATAACTTCTTTTGTTTTTCGGTTAATTTACCAGTAATTTTACCCAATTTATTGTTTAATATATTATGAACATTTGTATTGTAATTACCAAACAAATCGATAATAAAAGCCTTTTGTTGTTCTGGGGTTAATGTAGCATATTGAGATCTTAATTGACTTGCACTTCTAGCCGGTAACCCTAGTACTGTAAAATCTACAGTTGGTACTGTTATCAAGTATCCGTGTTTTATGGCTGGGTCTAATTTGGATTGATTTTTTGGCAATGGCTGTAAATAAGAAGGAGATCCATCTTTTTTTACAAAGTTTTTGAATCTTGGATCTTCAATCATATCCTTTTCACTAACTGCAAAAATAATAATATCACGTTCTATATTGATTGGTATTTGATTAGCTACACTTTTCAAGTTGTAGTTGTTTTTGACGTTTAGTATTTTGTTTGCCGGTATACCTGTGGTAATCATCATTTGCATTTTTTCATTGAAAGTAAATGGTGATTTTGGCAATTTTGTAACACCTGTGGTTGTTATGTATACATCATTACCACCAAATTTAGTGGTTAGGTAGTTGTATACACTTTTGTGACCTTTGTGAAAGGGATGAAATCTACCAGGATAAATTACGAATATTTTCTTGCCCATTTGCATATAGTAATAAATAGAAAACCCCACAAATAAATGTGGGGTTCTTTTTGATACAATAAATATTAATATTGGAGAATTGCGTAATCGTATGCTACAGATAAACTGATCATCTGAGCAGCACCGTCATCGCTCCAATCCATTTCTTGGAAATCAGCGCTTACGATAAATGAACCTACCAACTTCCATTCTTCTACTTTGTCACCTACTGGACCCAAGACGTTAATTGTTAGATCCTTCTTATAGAAGTCTTGGTAACCATCACGACCAGTAACTGATTCGTGGTGCAAACGTACCCATTCCATTACTGCTTGAGCACCGGATGGTACAATTGGATCATAAAGTTCCATACTGATTTCATCCCATACACTTTTACCCTTGTAGTAGGTTTTTACGTTAATATGGTCAAGTTCCTTCTTGGCTTGTGTTAGTTTAGGACGATTGACCTTTTTGATGATGAATGATGGAATACCATCAACATAAAGAATAAAACGATTCTTTACTTTTGGTTCGAATGCCGTAGCGAATATTTCACTTGGATTTAGTAGTTCTGCCATATTTTTACCTTATTGTTCTTGAATATAAATATTAAACGATTTAGTTTTATATAAAGTTTTTTATCATTTACTCAAATTTTTATCTGTAATATTTGTGATAGCATTTTTTAGTTGATTGACGTAACCTGTGGATCTTAAAAGTTTAAACACCAAATTTTCTGTACTATACTCGCCGCTCTTACTTAATCCAGCTTCTCTCATTTCATACAAACGTTTAACTAAACGCTTTAATTTATCTAAATTTTGTTCTTTTATAGCTGTGGAAATAAACGAAACATATTGTTTGTATTTCTTTGTAATAGCATCTTTATCAATCTGAATGTCTTCTATTTTTGGCTTTTTTACCCATTCATTTTTCATCAAACTATATACAGCTTGACTTCTATTGACCTCTTTAATATCTTGAATGTAAACTTCCACTGGATGATTGCCAATTCTAATGTTGTGGTTTTCATTCCATTTGCTTTTTAAGCCATCCACATAATTCTTAACCAGTTCTTCATTTGGATCAATTTTGGAAAAATCTACAACCAAATGTAAGTCAATATCACTTGTTGGTGTCCAATTATATCCGGCAGTACTACCAAGAAAGTATATATTTTCAAGAGGTACATTCAAATCAGTATCTTTGTAAAAAGTATTTGCAATAGTTAATAACTTGTTTAATACATCAGGTTTAATAGCATTTTCAGTAGCCCATATCTCAGGATTTAAAATGCTATTATAAATTCTATGAGATTCTTTGATACCCAACATTTCTTTTAGTTTATTAATTGTATCTATTGCGCTTTTATGCAATATTGCTTTACCACCAGCTTTGATAAAATCATTTACATTATCTTCACGGTCATCTATCAAAATACTATCAGGAGTTGCAAACTTTGCTTTTAAATTTCTATGCGGTACCAAATTAGCTTTAATATCAATATTGTTATTGGCTAACCACTGCTTTTTACCAACATATGCCAAATTGGTAGGCGCATGACTCAATATCTCTACAGGCAAATTTGATACAAAATTATAAAGCAATCTGCCATCTTTCATCCAAGGCATACTAGAATAGTATTCAGGACAATTCTTATCTACAAACTTAAATCTATTCTTTTTACCGTGTTCAGCATCATAAGTTTCAACAGGTACACCACCACTATATCGCTTGAATTGCAATTCCCAATCACTTATCACACCATCCATATCCAAATATATTTTATGTTTATTAGTAATCATTTATAATAAATAGTAGCATATTATGCGCTTACAGTTAATTTAACTATCAATATTTTAGTATTATTATTTAATAATTAACTTAACCATTTAGTTAACTAAGCGCTAGCTTTAGCTTATACTTTATATAAAAGCAAAAGTCAAGTGTTATATTAAATTTAATTTGAAAATAATACTCTAACATAATCGCAATCGTATAATACGTTATCAGAACCAGGCGTAGAAATTCTACAACTACCAGCTAATTGTGCTGTAGGTCTTCTTGGTACTGCAATAAACATATTATTTATAGATTGACCGGGATTTTCATATTGATAAGTTGCTGTACCAGCTACCACATAATTTGCATTAGAAAATGCAGTGGTAAAGTTAATTGTATAATCGCCGGTACCATTATCAGTTATGGATGATACGTTATTAGACGCGTTAGATGATGGTGTGCCTGTTCCATTAAAGTGAATCCATGCTTTTATATTTGTGACACCGCTAGTACCACTGGTACCAGTAATACCACTAGACCCAGCATTACCATTTGCGCCACTAGTGCCACTGGTACCTGGATTACCATTTGCGCCACTGGTGCCACTCGTTCCATTGGTACCACTGCTACCCGCACCACCTGGACTGCCATTTGCGCCACTGGTGCCACTTGTTCCATTAGCACCACCGGTAGATTTGTATACAACGCCGGTTGTATTATCAACTGTTAGAAAATATCCAGTTGCGTTACTTGTCAATCCTTCCAATTTAAGTGGTAAATTTGTAGAAGATCCACTTATATGCAATTTATTAACAGGACTCGTTGTGCCTATACCAACATTACCACCATTTTTTAGAGTTAATATTTCTACAGAACCACCATCAACAAAACCGAGTCTATCGATACTTGAGTTTTTATAGTAAAATATATTAAATTGATTCCAAGTACCAGAAGAATTTCCACTCTTCATTAGTATAGAACCCGTACCAAAACTACCTGCCAACCTACCATCTATTATGAATGAATCTTCAACTGTCAAAGATCCATTCATATATGTTGTGCTGTTTACGTAAAAAGTTCCGTTAACTTGAAGTGTATAATTAGGACTTGTTGTACCTATGCCAACACTGCCATTAGAAGCAATACGCATTCTTTCACTACCACCTGTTTTAAATGTTAGTGTATCAGCGGCTGCCCAATCCATACCAGTATTGGTATCTTGATTAAAAGCATAATATGGGTCATGATTACCATAAGCAACTGCTCCTGTAGTATCACCCGCATAAACTACACCCGCACTATTTATCAATAATATAGTGTTGGTACTACCAGCTCTAATTCTAAATGGATAGAAATTAGCTCCAACTGCAGCTGCATAATCATATCCAACACCAATTGCCCCACCACCAAAACTTGAATTTGTAGATCTTACAAACAAGAATGAACCAGACGTAGTATTTGTTCCTTCTGTTTGTATTTGTAAACCTGAATTTGTAATTATCGTACCAATACCAACACATCCACCTGGAATTATGGTTGGTATATATCCAACACTATTTTCGTATCCATATAGTTCTACTCTCTTATATGTACCACCATTAATTAGGAACTTACCAGAAATATAATTTACATCTCCTGTATTAATTGACATTCCATAATAATAGTTATCAGCTTTTAGAAAGTTATTGGCGGTTAATTGTAATGGAAATGCGTTGCCATATGGATATGAAACAAACATGAAGTTGCTTGTATTTATAGAACCAACCACATCCAATTTATAAGCAGGAGTACTTGTGCCTATACCCACATTACCATCTGTAGCTATACGCATTTTTTCATCAACTGCCGTTCTGAATACAACAGGATAACTACCAATTGAACCTACATACAAAGCTGATGCACTTGAATCAAATCCACCAATTCTTGAACCACCAACCATCGTTTCAATAACCGCCGAATTGGTGCCGTTAACTTGTAAAAATCTATAGTTTGATTGTGCAGTTGGTGATGTTGTACCAATACCCACATCGCCATCTCCTGTTATTACCATTCTAGTAACAACACTACCAAGTACATTTGTATCTGTAGTTTGTACACCAAATTCAAGTCTTGGATTTAAATATTGAGGATTGGCTTGAGTAGTATATAGTCTTATATAAGCACCGTAATCATCATTTGCATCTCTTTGTATAAACAATAAACCAGTAGAGTCACCAACACTAGTCATTGTTCCTCCAGATAATCTAATTGGATATACTGCACCGGCTCCTGTTGAAGAACCATTATTTATAGTTAATTTTTGTGATGGACTTGTTGTACCTATACCAACATTACCATCGGCTGCAATTCTGAATCGTTCGGATGAATTTGTGTAGATAGTAAAGAAATTACTAGCACCAACACCATATAAATAATGTTGATTTCCAGCACTTCCAATTTCAAAATTACCATTTGAATTTCTAATGCGTAAATATCTATCAGATGTATTATTTGCACCAATTGTTACGGATACTCCAGTTCCAGATGTATTTAATCCAACACCACCTGTCACATCCAATGAAAATACAGGACTTGTTGTACCTATACCAACATTACCTGCTCCTGTTACAACCAATGAAGTTGCGGATGTACCACCTACTTCAAAATAATCTGAAGTATCTACAACTTTTAGATCCCAATTTCTTACACCATTATCAGTTAATCTTAATGTAGAATTACCTGATGTGGCCAATACTCTAATTATTGGGCTAGACCCAGCTACTTCTAATAATTGACTTGGACTTGTTGTACCTATACCTACGTTACCGACTGATGTAATTCTAAATTTTTCTGTCAGTGTTGAATTATCTGATCCGCCTGTAAATGTTCCCACTATAAAAGCACCTGCAGCGGTACCTCCATTTTCATTTAATGCTCTTAAAACCACGCTTGGTCTAGAAGTTCCTGATCCGCCAAATGTATTTGCTCCTGAACCGGCGCCACTCCATAATTGAAATGCAATTTCTGCGTAGTCATTTGTTGTAGATGTTTTATTTAATTTTAAATTTAAAGTTTGTGGACTTGTTGTTGATTGTATATCCGTTAAATAATTAGGACTTGTTGTACCTATACCAACATTACCACCATTTTCTATAGTAAAGATATCAGCCGCATCAGTATTATTAGTAATTCTTAAACTATTAGAATTTGAACCCAGTTTAATATAAGAATTGGATGCACCACTTGAATATCTACCAATTTCTAATTTTGCATTATTATCATCTAATATACGAATACCGCCTGCTACACTTAACTTTCCATAAGTTCCCGTAGGACTTGTTGTACCTATACCAACATTACCATTGTTGTCAATACGAACTCTTTCACTACCAACTGTAACAAACTTTATAGTATTTGTTAATCCACCTGAACCAGTTGATCCAAACACTTGCATTGCCGCACTATTATCACTTGGACCATATGTTGCTGCGGTTAATACTGAAAAATAATTAGAACTATACACAGAACCAACTACATCCAATTTATAAACAGGACTTGTTGTGCCTATACCAACCGATCCTTGTACATACAATCTAGAAGCAGTTAAACTGCCACTGAAACCACTAGCTTTAATAAAAGTTGTAGCTATAATTGATCCTGTAATTCGAGCACCTTGTAATATTGCCATATAATATAATTATTTATTTATCAATCGATTTATTGTTATTTGTTGTTCATCAACTATCTGCTTCAATTCTTTAACACCCTGTATCAATACAGCTGTCAATTTACTATAATTTATACCAGATATATTACCCAACTCATCATAACTAACAAATTCAGGATATATCTTCACAACCTCTTCAGCTATCAAACCAATACTAAATTCATTGTTGTTCTTATACCTAAATGTCACCGGATTCAATAACACAATCTTGTCCAATTGCGGCGGCAATAAAGGCATAATATCCGTTTTAGTATTTTCACTAGACGTTTCTATCAATGTAGTAGCACTAACAGTTCCAACAACTGTTAATGTAGTACCATCCACACTTAAAAAATTAACACTCTGTAACGTAGTAAGACCAGTAGTTTTTACCAAATAATTAGGCTGATCAGTAAAACTACCACCACTAATTCCACTGGTACCACTAGGAGCACTAATACCACTAGTGCCACTCGTACCACTGCTACCACTAGTTCCACTTATACCACTACTTCCACTACTAGCACTAGCACCTCCACCAGCACTTACACCACTTGTTCCACTTGTACCAACAGTACCACTACTACCACTCGTTCCGCTTGTGCCACTCGTACCACTGCTACCACTTGTTCCACTGGTTCCATTTCGACCACTTGTGCCACTGCTACCACTTGTTCCGCTCGTTCCACTTGTGCCACTTGTTCCGTTTGTTCCACTTGTTCCGTTTTGACCGCTACTACCACTTGTGCCGCTCGTTCCACTACTACCACTTGTACCACTACTACCACTTGTGGCACTATTACCGCTGCTACCACTATCACGACTAAATCCGCTTGTACCACTACTTCCACTTGTACCACTGGTTCCGCTTGTACCACTTGTACCACTGGTTCCATTTCGACCACTCGTACCACTTGTACCACTTGTACCACTGCTACCACTACTACCACTACTACCACTGGTTCCGCTTGTGCCACTAGTACCGCTTGTTCCGTTTTGACCGCTGCTACCACTTGTTCCACTTGTACCGCTACTACCACTTGTACCACTACTACCACTTGTGGCACTATTACCGCTGCTACCACTATCACGACTAAATCCGCTTGTACCACTGCTACCACTAGTACCACTTGTTCCGCTTGTTCCGCTTGTGCCACTTGTACCACTGGTTCCATTTCTACCACTGCTACCACTAATACCACTGCTACCACTGCTACCACTAGTTCCACTTGTTCCGCTAGTGCCACTCGTTCCATTTGTTCCGCTTGTTCCGTTTTGACCACTGCTACCACTTGTTCCACTTGTACCGCTACTACCACTTGTACCACTACTACCACTTGTGGCACTATTACCACTGCTACCACTATCACGACTAAATCCGCTTGTACCACTGCTACCACTAGTACCACTGGTACCACTTGTTCCGCTTGTTCCACTGGTGCCATTTGATCCGCTTATACCACTTGTACCACTAGTACCATTAGTACCACTGCTACCACTTGATCCACTTGTTCCACTTGTGCCACTAGTACCATTTGTACCATTTGACCCACTTATACCACTTGTTCCACTCGTTCCACTGGTACCATTTGATCCACTCGTACCACTAGTGCCACTGGTACCACTGCTCCCACTTGATCCACTTGTTCCGCTTGTGCCACTAGTACCATTTGACCCACTTGATCCACTTGTACCACTTGATCCACTTGACCCACTTGATCCACTTGACCCACTTGACCCACTTGATCCACTTGATCCACTTACACCAGACGATCCGCTACTACCACTAGTACCGCTTGTGCCACTAGTACCATTTGACCCACTTATACCACTTGTGCCACTTGATCCATTACTGCCGCTTGTTCCACTTGTTCCGCTTGTGCCACTAGTACCACTTGATCCGCTTGTACCACTTGTGCCACTGCTACCACTGGTACCATTAGATCCACTTGTACCGCTTGTGCCACTAGTACCATTTGTACCACTTGTACCGTTAGATCCACTTGATCCGCTAGTACCAGACGATCCGCTACTACCACTTGTACCGTTTGATCCGCTTATACCACTTGTGCCACTTGTACCACTGGTGCCGTTTGTTCCACTGCTACCACTTATACCAGACGATCCGCTACTACCACTTGTACCGTTGGATCCACTTGTGCCACTTGTACCGTTAGATCCGCTTGTACCGTTAGATCCGCTTGTACCACTTGATCCACTTGATCCGCTTGTGCCACTTGATCCACTTGATCCACTTGACCCACTGGTGCCGTTCGATCCGCTTGTACCACTTGTGCCACTTGATCCACTTGACCCACTTATACCAGACGATCCGCTACTACCACTAGTACCGCTTGTACCACTAGTACCACTAGTACCACTAGTACCACTTGTACCGTTAGATCCACTTGTGCCACTAGTACCACTGCTTCCACTTGTGCCACTGCTTCCATTTGATCCACTTGTACCACTACTACCACTTGTACCACTTGTACCACTACTGCCACTTGTACCGTTGGATCCACTTGTGCCACTAGTACCACTGCTTCCACTTGATCCACTTGATTCACTTACGCCACTGGTGCCGCTTGTTCCATTTGTACCACTGCTGCCACTTATACCAGAAGATCCACTACTACCACTTGTGCCACTTGTGCCATTAGATCCACTTGTACCGCTTGATCCATTTGACCCACTTGTACCGCTTGATCCACTTGACCCACTTGTACCATTTGATCCACTTGACCCACTTGTACCACTTGTGCCGCTTGTACCACTTGTGCCATTAGATCCACTTGTTCCACTAGTACCGCTTGTGCCATTAGATCCGCTCGTACCACTAGTACCACTAGTGCCGCTTGTGCCGCTTGTGCCATTTGATCCACTAGTACCACTTGATCCACTACTACCACTTGTACCGCTTGTGCCACTAGTACCGCTTGTACCACTTGTGCCACTAGTACCGCTTGTACCACTTGTGCCGTTTGATCCGCTTGTACCACTTGTGCCGTTTGATCCGCTTGTTCCACTTATACCAGATGATCCACTAGTACCACTTGTGCCACTAGTACCACTTGTGCCACTAGTACCACTAGTACCGCTTGTTCCACTACTACCGCTTGTACCGTTTGACCCACTTGTTCCACTTGTACCATTAGATCCGCTTGTTCCAGATGATCCACTTGTTCCACTAGTACCACTTGTTCCACTACTACCAGATGTACCACTTGTACCGTTAGTACCGTTAGTACCATTAGTACCATTTGATCCGCTTGTGCCATTTGATCCACTACTACCACTTGTTCCACTACTACCGCTTGTGCCACTCGTTCCACTACTACCACTTATACCAGAAGATCCACTGCTACCACTTGTACCGCTTGTGCCATTAGATCCACTTGTTCCAGATGATCCACTACTACCGCTTGTGCCACTACTACCGCTTGTACCATTAGATCCACTTGTACCACTTGTGCCACTTGTGCCACTGGTACCATTTGATCCACTACTACCGCTTGTACCATTAGATCCGCTTGTACCAGATGATCCACTACTACCGCTTGATCCGCTTGTACCAGATGATCCACTTGATCCACTTAATCCACTTGAACCACTTGAACCACTAGTACCGTTTGTACCGCTTGTACCACTAGTACCGTTTGATCCACTAGTACCACTACTGCCACTTGATCCGCTTGAACCACTTGAACCACTTGATCCACTTGATCCACTTGTACCGCTAGTACCACTTGATCCGCTTGTACCACTTGTGCCACTGCTACCACTGGTACCGTTAG